CACGATACTTCTTTCGTCCATGGGACGGTTTTGAATGTGATCCATCACCTTGACGTGTCTTTTTTGGCTTGCTAGGGACAAAATTTTGTCCGTTAAGTGATTTAGCCATCAGATGCCGTCAGTTGAATTCAAGTTTTGATACTTCAGAGCCAAACCCGTAAACAGACCATGTTGCGGATGGCTGATCTGGTCGCGGCCATCAAGGAAAAACAACTCTTCCAGCCACAGCGTTCTAGCTGCCATAGCCTGCACGTCTTCCGCTCCAGGTTTAGCGGCAATCATCGGGTCAGGGCGCTGCATCAAACGATTGTGTACGTGCTCCCTGAGGTTACTGTCACTGTCACGCCTGAGGCGATTGTGATTGGCCCCGCACTCATGGCGTTTTTGCCAGAGGTGACGGAATAGTTGGCCGAGATCGTCTGAGAGTTTTCGTAGACGCAACCGCTAGCAACCGTGCCACCACCGTCCTGCCATGTTGGGGCGTCGTTGCCGTTGCTGGTAAGAACCTGACCGCTACTTCCATAGTTGGAAGAACCTTCAATGGCAATCGCGCCAGTTGACGTGATCCTGAACCTTTCTGTCCCGCCAGTTGAAATACGGAACGTGTCGTTAGCAGGAAAGCCAAAGAGGCAATTAGTGTCGCCGTTGTGCCTAATATCTCCGTTAATATCAACGTTGCCTGTAATATTTGCCGCGCCATCAACATCAAGAGCGTCTGCGTTGACAGTCCCGTCAAAGTAACCGTTGCGCCACTGAACAGAACTTGTGCCTAAGTCATAGGTGTCGTCTGTTGCAGGGGTGAAGTGACCATCGCCGTCAATAATCGCCCGGTTAGTATTATTTTCGCGGAAAATAATTCCAGAACTGCCGCCTGAAATGTAAAGAGAATTGTTATAAGCTTGAATTTTTGGATCTGTGGTGTTGCCAGTCCAGGTTGATCCATTGTTAAACCGAATGTCACTGTTGGCTGCAATGTTCACTGCAGCTGCTCCCCCTCCGAACGTTACGTCGCCGGTAAAGTCACCAGCACCGTCAACATCAAGGCTGTCGCATTGCAGTTCACCACTGATGTCTACACCGTCTGATTTGGTGTATAACTTCTGGGCTCCATAGTGATAGAGCTTTACCTCTCCATTGCTGCCATCGCATCGAATGTAATCAGCGTTGCCACCAGAGCCATCGTCAGAGGTTAAAACGATGTCTTTATCTGTGTTTGTGTTTCTAATAAATAGATCGCCAACTCCTCCGGCGACGACAAAACTATGGCTGCCGTTATGAAGAATCTCTAGGTCACTGCCCGTGCCAAAGAGAGCTTTTACGTTGTCATTAAAAATTAAATTTCCTGAAGTTTTTGTGTCAGCTGCATCGCTCCGCAAAAACGAAGAACCTTCAACACCATCCAACGTGTCTGCGTCTAAACCCGATCCAGAGCCATCAACAGTCTTGATAGCAGTAAGAATCTCAGAGGCACTTTGATCGGCAGTTGCGTTTGATTCAATGCCGTCGAGCTTGTCATGATGCGCAGCCGACATAACGCCTGCAGCACTACTGCTGGCCTCGCTGATTGTCGCGTTATTGCCAGTGTCACTCGTGACAGTGACGGCAGTTGATGTTGTTGAAACGCCTAGGTTGGTTTCTCCACCACCAGCAATCTCAGCGACCGTTCCATCATCCTTTTTGGTGAAGACAACACCGGTATCAGTTCTGATGGCGAGTTCGCCTACAGCTAAATCGGAAGCACTCGGGTTAGAGCCGCTTCCGCGCTTGTGCTTGATTGTGTTCGCCATCAGTCACTCCGATCAGTAGGTGCCGCCATCGACGACGAAGGAGCTAGTAGCCCCATCGGCGAGGAAGGTCACAAGATCAGAGAGTGCCACCTGCTTCATCGTGCCTGCGTCGTTCAAGACCACACGGTCAGCAGCTGCCAGCGTCGTTGAAGTCGCTGACGTTCCACCATCCAACAGGTTCAATTCTGTGGTGGTAACTGTGGCCCCATCGAGAATGGCAACCTCTGTGGAGGTCAGCGCAGCAAGAGCAGCCGACGCTCCAGATTGGCAACCAGAAAGGTTGTCCAGATCGGCATCGTATGCCTGAACATCACTGCCGATTGCGACGCCAAGGTTCGTGCGTGCAGCTGACGCAGAAGTGCCACCAGTACCGCCGTCGCTAACCGCAAGCGTGCCAGTAATGCTGGTTGCGTCCAGCTTTAGAGCAAGCTCAGCAGATTCAATGACCAAGCCGCCGTTGGCCTTGAGGTCGGCAGACAAGGTGTTGCCAGACTTCTGAAGGCCATCACCTGCGGTGATCTGACCAGCGCCAGAGAACTGGGTGAAGCTCAGCGCAGTTGTGCCGACGGTGATCGTTCCGTCAGTCGTCAGCACATAGCCAGCATCTGCGCTTGCGGTGCCCTGCTCAACAAAGACAAACGCACCAGACGTGACTTCGCTGTTGGCGTCAAAGTCGCTGGAGCGGGACCAGGAACCAGACTTGCAATCGTAAATGCCGTTTTCAGAGGCGGTTGACTGGTTCTTGACTAGGACGCGCTCGTCAGCAGAAACGGCAACGCCATCAATAGTCTGCGTTCCAGACAAAGTGATGTTTGCCGTGGTGGCAACCTTCACCGAGTCTTTGACATCTAGGCCAGTCTTGACCGCATCGACGTAAGCCTTGGTTGCTGCGTCCTGAGCTGAGGTCGGGTCAGTGACGTTGGTCAGCTTGTTGGAGTTGATGTCAACGTTGCCCGTCGGGGCAGACATCTGATCCAAGCGGTTGGTCCGCACACCAGTGTCAAAGTCACTGATCTTGGTGTGGGCCAGGCTGGGAATATCAGCAGCAACTAATGATCTGAACGTCGGGTTTGCGTCAGATCCAGTGGTAGGGCCAGCAAGAACTAGATTTGCGGCTCTTGCATCGGTCTTGGAGAACAACGCTCCAGAGCCACCGATAGTAATGATTGAGGTCGCAACACCAGACCCGTTATCTCCAAAGCCGTAATACAGCTTCAGGTCCGATTCGTTAAACGCGAGTTCACTGCTAGCCAGCGAAGAAGGAGCACCGTCTGAGCCAGAAGCTGCCCTCTTCTTGATGCGGATGGTGTTTGCCATGGCTTAGAAGTTCCCGCCCTCTACAAGGGACAGTTTAGTGGTGGTGTTGTCCGCCTTAAACTCCCCAGCAGCTGAGTCGTAGTAGACGATGCTGTCATCTACTTTAGCGTCGCCATTGAAGGTAAAACCAGCGGCAGCTGGACCTTGAGGCCCTGTCGTTGAAATTGAAACAGTGTTTGTCGTCGTGTCCTTAACGACTGTTGTCTTGCCGTCTGTCGTGACGTTGACCGATGTCATGGCGCGGTATACCCCTCTGACACAAAAATAACGCCTTCCAAGTAATACTCACGCAAGCCACTGCCGTTTTCCAGCAGCACGTCGTAGTACAGCTCGTCTATGAAGTCTGCAGTCTGTGTGTCGGTCAGGCTGATCGTCACCTTGCCGTCAGTGCGAGCTGTGTAGGCAACAGTGAAATCCGCGTACTTTTTTGTACGTGCCTTGTCCCACGCTTGCGCGTAGACCGTATAGCCCGTCAGATTTATGGCGGTGCTAGTGCTGTCCTTAAACTGCAGAATCAAACTCCAGTCGCTACGGCGCTGGAGCGTGAAGTTATACGTCCCAGGGTTTACGGCCATAACGCACCTCCTAGGACAAGTCTACCGTTTTCAGGAATACGGGCTATCGCCTAAAAGGCTTGTATCCCAAGCTGCTTTCAGTTCATCAGCTGTCGTTGCAGCGTCGATTGCAGCAGCAGCTGGTGCATCACGCAATGCTTGCTTGGCAGCCACGATTGCAGTGGTGTCAGCATTGGTTTCTTGAGCACGGGTGAACTCAATATCCTTTGCAGCCAGAAGAGGGCCACGCGCTTCGCGTACCTTGTCGCGGTGGATGTCCTTTGCTTTGGACATGTCGAGTCCGATAGGCATGTCAGCTCTCCGTGTAGGTCCAAGCGTTACGGAACGAACGATCGCTTGGAACGTCCGCTACGTCAACGATTTGATATGCCTTCCCAGCAGGCACATCCTTACGGGCAATGTCTTCAACACTCAGCCCGCAATTGTCTGACGGGATGATGATGGAAACGCCACCGTCGTCATTTGGGAAGATGATGCGCTTGTCGCTCATGGTCTTGGCTCTAAAGATGCAGCGTTTGCAGGAATAGCCACCCATTCATCATAAGCGGCTTGCAATTCAGCGTCAGTTGGCTGCGTACCAGGTCCGCGCCACTCAATGATGGTGTGTGGCGGAACTGATTGGCTCAGCCGATATTCACTTGTGTTTAAACCGAGGTGTTCAAGCGCGATGCTGATGTCCATCAATCAATCCTCCTTGTAGATCTCAACCATGGTAAAACGACCATTGCCCCAATTATGGCCGAGACCAAATCCATCACTGCTTCTACTTACATGACACCTGTGTTGAATTTCAAAAGTAGTATTTCCGGTAATTGTCACTCGTGCATTAACAGTGCTTCTGGTAACTGCGAAACCGCCTGTGCTAGCGCTGTGTTCAGTGCTTCCTAACTCGGCAACAGCACTTGCAGTTACGTTGTAAAGCCGAGCCTGGTGTCTATTGACCTCAATCGCATTCGCATAAGCCACAATCAAATATGTGCCAGCACCTAGCGTAAATTGATTGCTTGCAACCGAGACAATGTTGTCCGGGTCATAAATTTCTGTATTTAAGTCCCTTGTCCTCCAAGCTCCGTTTGAGAACGTACCACCGTCCGTGTTTGTAGATTTTTCATCGCAGATAAGTGCGTAGGTTTGGATGCCACGCCGGACATTACCGCTGGTGTCTTGGATCTCGTTGACTTTGAGGGTGCTCATTACGATGCAAAGAAGAGGACAGAAATGTTCACCGGATCGACTTCAGTTGTACTTGCTGCAGTGACGATTTTGCAAGCAGTAGTGGTTTTAGTGTCGATTGAGTTGCCGCTGCCGCCCCTAGCACTAAGCGACACAACAATGCCTGTGTAGTCAGTCGAAAAAGTATGCGAGCTGCCCGTCATTGTGTAATTAGCGTTGGGAAGCGCATTGGTAAAATTGACTGTAAATATGGCAGTTCCTCCGTCAGTAATTGAGCTGACGTTGAAATCATCAATGATAGCAACCGTTCCATCGGCTTCAAAGTTGACCCACGCCTTTGCTCTGCCCTGCGCAACTTGCTCAGGCGTCGAGCTGTTGTTGCCCGACGTGTCTTGGATGGTGGCGACTTTAAGTGTGCTCATGATTTAGTTCAACGAAAAACGGCGGTGTAGACACCCGTGGAGTCTGCTGAGCCCCCAGTTGCACCGTTTGTTGTAAATCTATAAGCCGTCGTTGATGGAGGAGCAAATGTCTCTCTAACTGTCATAACATAACTAGGATTAGTGTTCCCATTTTGCCCTCTACTAGCGCAAATGGCGTAATTCCTATCCGGCATTGCATTTGAAAAAGTAACTGTATAGTCGCCCGTACCATTATCAGTAATTGAGCTGACGTTGAAGTCGTCTCGGATAGCAACCGTGCCAGTGCCGTCAAAACTCACCCACGCTCTGCAAAGCGTTCCAATCTCCGTGCCAGAGCTGTTCTTGAACGTAGGAGCGCCACTCCCCGTGTTCTGTACGTTGGCTGCCTTGATCGTGCTCATGTCAGACCACCGTCCAAGTGGCGCCAGAACTTACCGTTACTGTAACCCCACTGGCAATACTTATCGGCCCTGCTGACATTGCGTTCAGAGATCCGCTCAAAGTGAAGTCTGTGCTGACTGATTGGCCGTTGGTATAGAACACCTGATCCGTTCCACCGCCAGTCGCACCTCCGCCAAGGGTGCCCCAGCTTGAACCGCTATAGCCCTCATATCTAGACAGCGTTGAGTTGTAACGGATCATCCCGTTGTTAGGGGTGCCCGGACGCTCAGCTGTTGTCCCGACTGGCAGGTCAAGCGTTCCAGTGCCTGACATCAGGACATTGCCCGCAAACGTGGCAGTTCCTGTGAATGACGGTGATGCTGCTAATGCGAGACCAAGATTGGCTGTTCCAATGCCACCTACCGCACTGACATTGACGTAAGCGTTGTTTGCACCATTTCTGATCTTGAGGGTGCTATCGCCTGTATCGACGTACCATTGGTGAGCAAAGGTCGTGGCTGGATCGGTCGAATTACTGTTGTTCGAGGCGATCGCAGACAGCGCATTATTAAGGTCGCTACGGAACGCGCTACCGCTTTGGTTGGCTAGCGAATAATCGTGAGTCGCCACAAGGCCCTAGCGCACTGTTGTCAACAGTTTACGACTTGCCAAAGCCTGTCGCCATGTAGTTGAAGTTGCGGTCAACGATTGTGCCACTGCTGTTTTTGAACGTAACCGTAAACCCTGTACGAGAAATGCTGGACAGCTCGAAGAAATCACCAGTGGCCATGTTTTGTGGCGTGATGCCAATAGTGGGCAATGCGCTGTTCGCTCCACCAAGGCTGCTCGTTCCAGTGAAAAAGGCATTGGTGAACGTGACTGCTTTGGCTGACGTTCCGCTTGCAATGGCTGAAGTGCTCTGTTCTGTGCGCTGCGACAACTGCGCCTTATAACCCAGCTCATCCACAAGGATATTTTGGGCCGTGTCAGTCGAGGTCAGCACCGCTTTGAACTGGAACGCACGAGCCTTCAGCACACCGTTTGCCAACGGCTGCCAGGCGCTGTAAGTCGGAGTGCCAGACGGGTCATCGTTCGTTTTTCTGACATATACCTCCGCATTAACTTTGTCCACAACCCCGCCATCTATATCCACCCAGGTGTCGATATTTGCCGTCCGACTATCCCAAAGGTCTGCTGGATAAATACCACGAGCGACTAACCGACGCTCCAGGTCCAAGCTATAAACGGCCTCTAAATCCAAGGTATCAGCAAAGGCATATTCACCAGTGCCCGCAGTCAAACCATTACTGTCGAGGATTAAAGCGTCATAAGTTGAGTCGTAAGTGGTGTCAGTCTTGCTGCCAGAGAATGGTGTTGGCGTGATCTGGTCTTCACGCTGCGTTTTGACGCCAAAGAACGTTTGCGAAACCGGCTGATCGACAACAATGCTGGTTTCTGTTGCGCTTTTACGAAGTCCATCATCTTCAAACTTGACTAGGTACTCTCCCTCCAAAAGAGGCACAGTTGCTTCAGTCGCACTACCCGCAACAGCTGCAATCAGATCAGTGCTGTTACTCCATGTGGCACTGCCGTCAGTCAAATTGCTATGCCGGATATGCACCTTGCCACTGACCTTTACGTCAAGATCAACGGTTTCGTCCCAGCGCAGGCGTGCGGTGTTGTGATTTACCGGCTCTAGCGTAAGGTTCTGGACATTGCCTGGGATTGCTGTTTTGCCTGCAAGAGTGAATGTTTGCTTTGTAACTGGGCCAGATTTACCAATAAAGCTACGGGCCACAACTTGAACTTCTAAACTGCCAGACTTCAAGCCTTTTACTTGAGTAGATTGCGACTCAGTGGTAATTGTTTCAAAGTTATTACTATCAAGGCGATAACGAACAACAAAATCATTAACGTTAGTAACCGGACTTGACCAACTGAGATCTACACCTGTCCTGACTGTCCCACCTTCTTCATATAAAAATTCGGTGACTGATATGTTAGTTACTGCTTCTGGTGATGCAGAAATGTTGGTGATGTCGCGCTGCGTCAGGTTTAAATCTTTTTCAACCGCGTCATAAATGCTCTCGTTGTACTTAAGTGCAGATACGCCAAAAACTCCGTCACCGCTTTCAGCAACGCTAATGACGCGGAACTGTTGCGACTGAATATCAGTTGTCTGGATCAGCCATGGAGCGTTGGCTGCTGGGGCTTGGCTGAACGCAGTAGTGACATTAACCGCCGTACCACTAATGGTGTCGATGTCTCTTGTCTCTACTAGGCCGTTGGGCAGAACAACTGAGATTGTCGGGCTGTTTCCCATGCTGACTGACAACTCAGTAGTGCTATCAATCGTGACTTGGAGCGTCGTCGCTGATGAAACACGCCCATTCCTTCGCGTTCCACCGCGCAAGGGATCAGCAATATCAACAACCATGCCAGGTCTGACAACAATGCCTGAGTCAATGCCGATAGCAAAGTTGCATGTTTCGTAGAGATCTTGCTCGCTTAACAGCGTCCACTTGCCAAGCCTGTTGGCCTGACCCTGTGAATAACAGCCAACTGCCTTGATGTCTTTGTTGTTGACGCCGTACTTGGCAACAGCATCAGCGTCTTCAACGTACTCAAACGACACCTCACCTTGCTCGTCATAGTTCTGATACGCAACAGTCGCG